CTTTTGCTTACTTTACGCAGATCATTCATTATGCGTTTCTCCGCAGGATCCAAAGAGAAAAGCGTCAGTTAGAAATCAAAAACAAAATTCTTGAGAAGTCTGGTTATAGCGAAGTCTTCTATGACGATGGCGTTGACGGAATGGGATACTCCGACTATAATCAAATTAAGGATAATGTTCACAGCAAATTGCGCGGATGAAATTAACAAAAGAACTTGCTATTGCCCTGAGTAATCTGGGGTGGGAAGAAGGTGATGATATCGCTGTAGAAATCGGTGGAACATCAGTCTATGAGATTGACGGTGCAGGAACCAAGTGGGCACCAGTCAAAGGTACTCGTAAGTATAATAAAGATGCATTTATCATTATTAAGAACAGAGATCGTAATCCTACAGTTCCGTCAGAACC